CGTTACTGCATTAAATTTATAATTTGTAGAATCCCAAGTAATAGTAACAGAATGGATATGCGGAGTTGAGCCATTAGAACTAGAATTTCTTACAACACTAGCAACGGTTCCATTCATTAAATCGATTGCCTCTTGCGCAGTTAAATATGTGTTATGTGCGTGACCAGTTTGCATAGGCAATGCGTAAAATGTTATCGCAACATCTTTCATGTTGGCTACGGTAGTTTCTAGTGTGGTTAAGCTTGGATCATTCTTCCATAAAGAGGTAGCAGAATCATAACGAATAATATCCTTATCTACCAATGTTCCATTGATGTTCACATTGTGAAGCTCTTCTATCTCATATCCATTTTGGACACGAACCATTATGGTTCCTTGTGTTGGATGCGCTCTAGTACAAGTCCCAAGTGAAACAGCATGATTGGGAGCCGTTGGCTTTGTTGTTGTGTATCCGCCAGCTACCGTTGGAGATAACCACAGAGTAACACCTTCGGTAACTCCAAATGTATCAAGATTACTTATCAACCCTGCCGCTATAACGAATCCATTATCATTATTGCCAATATTATTTTCTACAAAACCATAAGTCTTTGAACTAGTAGATTCGGTATTGGCTTGTGATAGAGCAATGGTTGGTAAATTACCATGCGCTCCGTTTATATAAACAACAGAGCCTTTTAAAATAGTAGCACCAGAGTTATTCCATACCTCTGTCTCAATAGAGCTAGCAGGTAGGCTAGTTAAAGCTACCTGCTGAACTCGACCAGTAGATGTATTTAATTGTAAAACATCCATTATGCGATTACTATCTCGTCATCAATATCAGTATTAATTTCAGTAGCAGAAATAGCAATTCCTAAAAATTGGTGAATCCCTGCCGTTACTGGGGTAGCTGTAGGAGCTCCGGCGGTACCTAGATAATATCTTGCACCTAAAGTTAATGCTGAAAGATTAGAATTTGCTCCTTCGAAGTAAACTTTAACAGTCGTTGCTCCAGAAGAATAAGATGTCTTAACATAACCCATTGCTGGTCTATCGTTACTATTATCTGCAAGCCTACATTTTACAGTACCAGTAGCATTATATATGTTGACATAATTCCCCGCCGAAAGGGCTTCAGTAGTTTCTAAAACTTTTACATCGGGAACAATTGAAGATGGAAGAACTGTTTCATCAATTTTTCCTGAAGCATCAAGAGCTACTAACTCCCCTGCGTTGGCCCCACCCGCAGATATTACGGTAGCCTCTTTTAAAGTGTCTCGTCCCGAAATTAATGTTAAATACTTGTTTGCCATAAATTTTTCCCCTATAGAACTTTTGGTTCCCTTATTGATAATGATATTAATCCTACCGCAGGAGATTCACCTATAATAGAGGAAAATCCCGTTGTAGGGGGTATGTCCGTAATTGCCCCATTAGCCCCTAAAAATAAAAGTGTATTTGCGGGGTAGGTAAAGAATGGGTCTTCTATAATTCCGAAAATTAAAATCCTAACAGTTCCACCAGTTGTTGCTCCATTTAGAGCAATCCCTACTACCTTAGCATGAAAGTAATCTTCATTATTTGTAGAATTAACTACCGTATTTAAATCTAAGAATCTAACTAATGCCAAAGCAGAAATAGTTTCTCCTGCGGTCTTTTCAATTACTAACCACTCGGCCTGAGAAACGAATCCGGTTCCGTTACCAGAACTAGACGAAAATCCTCCAGAAGAATAATAATTTTGAACTACTCTTTTTGGAAGTTCTACTTCATTAGTATTAATTGAAGTTCCGTCACTCATCTCAAATTTAAGTGAGATAGAGTTTTTGTCTTCTAATAATTTTATCTCTTCTACTACTGGAGCATCTTTCCCGTTTCTTCCATCTAGCCCTACGGCATCTTTTCCTGGAAATCCTTGAGGTCCTTTTAAACCGACAGGGCCAATTGCTCCACGGGGTCCAATTTTTCCCGCTTCACCCTGAGCTCCTATTTCTCCGCGCTCTCCCTGAACCCCTTGCTTTCCTCGCTGGCCCCGTGGACCTTTGAGTTCAAGCAGATTTTCAGGAGTGAAATGATTGTATCTAAATTTTAATGCTTCCAAATCTTCAAATTTTAAATCATCAAATTTTAGTTTTAGTTCGTGGTAGTGTCCTACTATGTGGGATTTAATGCCCTCATGAATTGTAGGAATTACTTCCTCAAGAATAAAGTCTTTTCCAGACTTCCCTCTCTGACCTCTAGGTCCTCTAAGTTCTATTTTGTTTTCTTCCGATAGATCATCGAACTTTAACTTTAGGCTTTCTTTAATTTCGCTTACAGTATTTTCAATTGCGGATTTTATTAATTCAACATTCTCGAATACATCGAAATTCTTCCCGTCCTTGCCGTCAACCCCGTCCGCACCTTTAAGATATTCTAATTGCTCATCTGAAATAGTTATTTCAGTGGGTAGATTATCTTGGATAAACTTACTTATTAGTTCTTCGTGATCTTCAATATTGAAATCATTTCCATCTTTTCCTCTAAGACCTCTAGGCCCTGGAATTGATTCTGGGAATTGAATTTTTGAAATAGCATCTTCGACAAAAGCATCGACAACCGCTAATAGTTTTAAGTCATCCAATTAATTCACCTACTGCGCAAATGCGAGTTAGTTTTTATTTAGAATAAGTAATAGTCTTTCTCTTGCCGCTACCGATACCGCATCAGCGGGAGGGGTAGAACTTGCAGGGGGAGAAATTTCTTTTGGAGCAATTTGAGAATCAATAACTTCATCCATTCTATCCTGGGGGGTTAGATTGTTTGAAGCAATAAAGAATCTATCTCCTCCTGGGTATCCCGCCATTCCTTCCTTCTCTCTAATTTCATTGGGAGTTATAGCACCTGTCTGCAACATCTTAACAAAATATTCTGCGCGAGTTGCCATGTCACCACGAAATACCGCATATAAATCTAATTCTGTTTTGTACCCTTTATACCTTCCATTGAGTAATTTAATATCTGCTTCAGATTCTAAATTTCTACACCAAGCATCTAAAGTATCTGTCGCAACTTCTAAGTTTGCATGTTCAATATTATTAAATTTAGCTGAATCAGAATCAAAAAGTTTTGTTGGTGGGATACCTAGAAATCTAGCTATCTCAGTAACATTAAATTTTCTTGATTCAAGAAATTGTAAAACATCAGGAGCGTGAGATATAGGGCTGTATGCAACTCCATCTTCTAGTATTGCAGTTTGTCCTGTCTTTCTTCCACCGTTACTTTCTGCCCAAGTTTCTTTTAACCTTTTAAATGCTTCGTCACTCAATTTACCTGGATAGTTTAAGACCCCAGAAGGCATACCGCCATTCGCAAAAAGAGCATTAGCAAACTTATCTGCACCAAGAGAAATGCCAAGAGTATCCATTGCATAAGCGATAACTCCCTGTCCTTGGAAACCATCTTTAGTGTGAAAATTTCTAGTGATAAAAATATCTTTAGGTTTCAGGTAAGCGTCTTTTCCATCCAATGATCCACCTTGAACGCGATACCATAATGTGCCTTGCGAGTCTCTTACCGTATCTACTTTATTTGGATTCAATGGCCAAAGTGCCTTGGGTCTCCCATCCATATACCTTTCAATTTCTGCGTATGAATTTCCGCGAATGATTGCCGTTTGAATTAAAACTAATTTCAATCCAAATGCACTCATCTCATCATTTGGGGAAACATTTAGTAAGTATGAAATATCATTTTCTATAATGTTATTTTTAGAATCTTTAACTTCCCATGGGAGTTTTGCTATCTGAGTAGAGACATAAATAACGCCCCTATAAAATGCCGATGCTTGCATTGATGTATCATCATTGACATAACTACCACCAGACATTCCAAAAATTCTTCTGGTAGGTGTTAGCATTGTATCTTTAACTCTATTAAAGAAATTTAGGAACTTCATTTATTATTTCCTTTTAGATTTAGGTCCTTTTTTATTCTCAACCTTTGCTTCCGATATGGCAACTAGAGGTTCTTCCAGAACATCCTCAACCACTTCTACAGAAGGTTCTTCTTTCTTTTTTAATTCTACGAAAGGGACTTCTACTGCCCCGCGTTTCAACCATCTTGTAGCTGACCCAGTTGCATCATCAATTTCGTAAACGCTTCCCGCTTCGTAAACTAACTTACCGTCTATTCTGCCATCAACATTAAATTTTAGTAACATAATTTCCCCACAAAAAAGGGCTAAATTTCTTTAGCCCTATTTTAATTTAATCTAAATTATAAAACCTTATACATCAAGAGCGTATGAAGGAGTGAAAGAGCAATCTCTTAAGATATAAACCGCTGCACCAACTTTAGCGGCAGTTGTATCAGCAATGTCTACAGAGATGTGAGAGAAGTCGTTATTAACATCTAAATCTTCAGCAAGAATTTCGAAAACTACAATCCCTTCCTGAGAAGCGAATTGGACTGCAAGGTCAAAAGATGAAGCCTCCACAGTTGGTTCAACTTGTGTGAAAGCTGTAGCTGTTCCTGCCTTGTGGAAATACTTGTTAGCAATTGAAAGTGCCTTAGATGTTCCACCTGAAGCAGCATTATGTTGTTGGAAAGAAATTCCAACTACTGCCGCCGTAGAGTCACCCATAGTAATAACTACAGCTACTCTTTTGTGTTTACCTAATGAAACTCTAGCACCAGTGTTAGCACCAGCGTTCAAATCTACAGGAAGAAAAGCGTTCTTCATGTTGTATTCTTCTAATAAAAATCCGTTATCCATAAAATTCTCCTAAAAATTGTTAAAAACATTTTAGGGGTCATTGCTGACCCCGATTTAATTACGCTCTATCTGCAAGAGTAATGATAGCTGACATACTGTGTGATCCAAACTCAGTTGTTACTGGGGCTTTGAATGGACAGCTAGCGTCAAGTCTCATTGTGAACTTGTATGCTTGAATATCTCTGTCGAAGTAAAGGTGAGAAGAAACTGCTTGTTTCAATCCACTAGCTTTAACGATTGAGTAAACATAGCTAAAGTTAACTAAACAAATATCCCCTTCATCGCCAAGGGCCGGTAAGCTACCGATCATTGGGTAAACTGGAAGGCCAAGAAGTTGTGCATACGGAGTTTGGTTTAATTGAGAACCCGCAGAAAGATAAATAAAGTTTCCAAGATCGTCTTTCATAGTTCTTAGTTGTTCTTCACATCCTGCATTGATATACCAAGCTGCTCCTGCTCGTGCGCTCGGGATCATTCTTGAGTACATTTTAATAACATTTCGTGCAACGATAGTATCCGCTGTTTGAGCGGATTCTTTTGCTACAGCAATTTTGAATCCAGAGTTAAGAATACCCATTGGTTTCCCAACGCCATTTCCGCTGATTAAAGCAGAGTTAATTTTGTGCATCATTGATTCTGGGGCCATTGCTTTAATGTATGACTCAAGAGCAACTGAATCTTCTAAAAGTTCATCAGTTACTTTTACCATACACGCTAGTTTGTTTAGTTTCAAAGAAGCTAAACCGATTTTAGTTTTTGAATCTGTGATTGCCGCGCCTTCTGCAACCCAGTAAGAAGTCAATCCACCAGACCAAGGAGAATTTTCATCTACTTGTAAAGTCAATGAGTTACCTGATACTGAGAATTGTTTAGTCTTAGCTAGAAGAGAATCTTCGCTCTCAAGTTTCTTAGCTACTGTAGAAAGCATATCTTCTGGAATTAAAAATCCACCATCTTCTGCGTTGCGTTCAAACATAGTGTTTTGAAATCTCTTATCGAATTTTCCATGAGATGCGTCTTTAACTGACCCAAGGAACTCCCCAAGTGATTTAAATCCACCGTTCTTATCTTTCATTGCAGGAAGGACTTCAACTCTAGTAGTTGCTTCTGGAACAACTTTACGAGTAGCTATAGCAGAAGAAGCAATAGCAACTTCCATTTTTTCCTTAGCTTCGATTTTAGCTTTAAGAGATTCGAACTCAGAGCTAAATTCGTTGATTTCGTTTACTACTTCATCAGAGTAATTTTCAACTCCGTTAAGTTCTTCTAATTTCGCCAAAACTACTGCTAGGCGTTCTTTCATTTGTGCCAAGTTCATAAGTATCTCCTATCTTTGGTTGTTAAATAACAGAGGCCTAACTGCGCGTAATGCGAGTTTCATTCCCTATTTTATATTTTTATTCTTTAAGTATTCTTTAGCCTTTGCATTAAACTCTGTGAGTTTATTCTTTACAAGGGCATCACTATTTTTCATTGTTGGCTTCTTATTGAAATGAGTTGATCTTTCAATTAATGAAGCGGCGATATGTAATGTGTTACAGGCTGTAAAATTACTGTCTGCCATTCCCATAGACAATGCCTCTGCGGAAGTCATCCAAGTCTCGGCGGCAAGTAAGTTAGAAATTTCGGCACGACTAATTCCAGTTTTGTTAGCGTAGATAGTAATCATTTGTTCTTCAATTTTATCAAGAACATTTACCATTCGTTCTAACTCAGAACTATTCCCGTATGCGCCTACCATTGGTTTATGAATCATTACCATTGAACCATCCCCAACAACAATTTCATCTGCTGCCAAAATAATGACAGATGCAATTGAGGCGGCAAGTCCATCAATATATGCTACAACTTTTTTACCTTTTTTCTTTTCTGCTTTTAGGAGCTCATACATCGACATGCCATCGAACACACTTCCACCTGGGGAATTTACCCTAAGTTGAATTTCTTTTGTTCCTGCGGGCATTGCATTTAAGGCCTCTTTAAAAACTTTAGCAGAAATTCCATCACCCCACATACTTTCGCCAATATCCCCATAAAGGAGAATTTCCGAAACATTGTTGGATTTATTTATAACTTCAAATGGTTTTTTCTTTAGACTATTAATATCAATTAGTTTAGGCATATATGCCCTCCTACCTAAAATTAAAATCTATTTGATATAGGATGTAAAGATTAAACGAATCTTATGCCATGATCCGCATAGGCTTTCTCTTCTTCTTTTTCTTGAATCCATCCCGCTAAACACATTAGTAAAGTGATGATAGGGTCAATCTTCAGGTTCTCATGATTTTTTCTTGGGTACACATTTCCTGCCGCATCAGGTTTGGCCACGACATTCCCAATACAAAATCTTAATAAAGGACTTCCATTGTGGGCTATCTTATTTTCTCGGATTAGTGCATCAAGTGTTTTCATTGCCTCAGAAAAATTTGCTGTACTCATTCTAAACTCAACCATGTTTACTGATTTCTTTTCTAGCGACTGTGCAAATGCTGTGGCGTTCCATGGGTCATAGTGAGTTGCATGATTCCTTAATTTTTTTATTGTTGCCGTAAATTCTTCTTCTAGTTTCGGGTAGTGTATTGCTTCCCCTTGAGTTGCAAATAAATGACCATCACCAATGCAGTTATCGTAAAGTGCGTTTCTAGCTTCATCGACAGTTTTCTGCGGGATGAACGATTTATCAAAGAAGTAATAAATTCCTTTCTCACGGAATAAAAATCCGAATGAGGTTAAATCTATTTTAGATGCTAAATCTATTGCGCTGTAACAATACTTCTGTGAGAAATCTTCTAGCTTTAATGTT